TTTGAGCCGAAGGAGGCGTGGCGCGTGTGGCTGGTCCGCGCGGGGCGCGGGTTCGGCAAGACGCGCGCGGGGGCGGAATGGGTCAATGGGGTCGCGCGGCGGGTGCCCGAGGCGCGGATCGCCTTGGTCGGGGCGACGGCGGACGAGGCGCGACGGGTGATGGTGGAGGGGCCGAGCGGGGTGCTTGCCACCGCGCGGCTGGATGCGCGGCCGGCCTGGGCGGCGAGCAAGGGCGAGGTGCGCTGGCCCGGCGGGGCGATCGCCACCGTCTATTCGGCGGACTCACCCGAGGGGCTGCGCGGGCCGGAACATCATGCCGCCTGGTGCGACGAACTGGCGAAGTGGCGGCGCGGCGAGGCGGCGTGGGACAATCTGATGATGACGATGCGGCTCGGGAAGCAGCCGCAGGTGATGGTGACGACGACGCCGCGATCGACCGCGCTGATGCGGCGCGTGATGGCGCTGCCGGGACTGTACCAGACGACCGGGCGGACGGGCGACAATGTCCATCTGCCGGCGGCGTTCGTGGAGACGATGGCCGAGACCTATGGCGGAACGGCGCTTGGCCGGCAGGAGCTGGACGGCGAGATGATCGAGACGGTGGCGGGCGCGCTGTGGACGCGCGCGACGATCGAGGCGTGCCGGATCGCGGCGGCGCCGGTGCTGGTGCGCGTGGTGGTGGGGGTCGACCCGCCGGCGGGCGTGGGCGGTGACGCCTGCGGGATCGTGGCCGCCGGGCTGGACGCGGCGGGCAGCGGGCATGTGATCGAGGATGCGAGCGTCACCGGCGCCACGCCCGAGGGCTGGGCGCGTGCGGTGGCGGGGTGCGCGGCGCGACATGGCGCCGACCGGGTGGTCGCGGAGGCCAACCAGGGCGGCGAGATGGTGCGGTCGGTGCTCCATGCCGCCGACACCGGGCTGCCGGTGGCGCTGGTCCATGCCAGCCGCGGCGAGGTGGCGCGGGCCGAGCCGGTGGCGGCGCTGTATGAAGCGGGGCGCGTGCGCCATGCGGGCGTGTTCCCGATGCTGGAGGACGAGCTGTGCGGGCTGGTGGTCGGCGGCGGCTATGAGGGGCCGGGGCGCTCGCCGGATCGCGCGGATGCGCTGGTTTGGGCGCTGGGTGAGCTGATGCTGGGGCGGCGCGGGGCGGCGGCGGTGCGGGCGTTGTGAGGCGCGCGCGGCGGGCGTCGTGGGCGATCGGCTGACGGCAGTGTGCGGGGAGGGTTGGATCCCGGCGCGGGGCCGGGATGACGGTGGTGGGTGGGGCAGGTGGTTGGTGCCTTCGTCATGCCGGGCTTGTCCCGGCATCCACGGAGCCGCGCGCTCGCTGGCCTGAGAGTTTGCGGCACGGTGGACCCCGGCACGAGGCCGGGGTGACGATGTCGGTGGGGCGCCGGAACATTCGGGAGAGGTGATCATGAGATGGTTCGGCTTGAAGGCCGGGCGCGAGGGGGCGCGTCCGGCGCTTTCGCGTGGCGGAATGGCGACGGTGGCGCAGGGGGAGTGGCCGTCGGGCTATGATGCGCAGGTGCGCGCGGGGTATCTCGGCAATGCGGTGGCGCAGCGCGCGGTGCGGCTGGTGGCGGAGGCGGTGGGATCGGCGCCGCTCGACGCGAGCGATCCCGCGCTGCTGGCGCTGGTGACGGCGCGCGCCGGGGGCGGGCGGCTGGCCGAGGTGGTGGCGGCGCAGGTGCTGCTGCACGGCAATGCCTTCGTCCAGGTGTTGCGGGATGAAACGGGGGCGGTGGCGGAGCTGTATCCGCTGCGGCCCGAGCGGGTCGGCGTGGTGCTGGACGCCGGCGGCTGGGCCGCGGGATATCGCTATACCGTGGGTGGCCGGGTGAGCGAGATCGCGCCTGATGCGGTGATCCATGTGCGCGGGTTCCACCCGCTCGACGATCATTACGGGCTGGGGTGCCTGGGCGCGGCATCGGGGGCGATCGCGGTGCACAATGCCGCGGGGCGGTGGAACAAGGCGCTGCTCGACAATGCGGCGCGGCCATCGGGGGCGCTGGTCTATGATCCCGGCGATGGATCGGCGCTGTCGGCCGAGCAGTTCGGACGGCTGCGCGAGGAGATGGAGGCGGGGTTTGCCGGCGCGGGCAACGCCGGGCGGCCGATGCTGCTGGAGGGCGGCCTCAAGTGGCAGGCGCTGAGCCTGTCGCCTGCCGACATGGATTTCGTGGGGCTGAAATCGGCGGCGGCGCGGGAGATCGCGCTAGCGTTCGGCGTGCCGCCGATGCTGCTCGGGCTGCCGGGAGACGCGACCTACGCCAATTATCGCGAGGCGAACCGGGCGCTGTGGCGGCTGACCGTGCTGCCGCTGGCGGATGCGGTGTTCGGCGCACTGGCGGCTGGCCTTCGCGAATGGTTCGCGGAGGCGCGGATCGAGATCGATCCCGATCGCGTGCCGGCGCTGGTGGAGGATCGCGAGCGGCTCTGGGCAATGGTGTCCGCGGCCGATTTCATTTCCGCCGACGAAAAGCGGCAGATGGTGGGGTGGGCGCAATGACTGGGAGTGTCTTGGCGCAGTTGCTGGCGCAGGGGAGTGCGGGCGGGGCGGACATGGCGACGCTGCGCGCGATCGCCGAGGAGGCGGGCGAGCTGGGCGCGACGCGGGCGATGACGCGGCTGGGGCTGGCGGACGATGCGGCGTCGCGCGACCTCGCCGAATTGCGCGAGCTGCTGACCGCGTGGCGCGATGCGAAGCGCAGTGCGTGGAAGGCGTTTGCCGGCTGGGCGGCGGCGCTGCTGCTCGCCGTGCTGGCGGTGAAGCTGGGGTTTGGGGAGTGGGTGCGATGAGCCTGCGTATCCAGGGCTATGCCGCGGTGTTCGACCGGGTCGACCGGGCGGGCGATGTGTTTCGCAGCGGCGTGTTTGCCGATGCGGTGCCGGTGCCGCTGCTGATGCAGCATCGCGGCGGGCCGGTGGGGGAGATCTGGGCGATCGGAGAGGATGCGCGCGGATTGTGGATCGAGGCGTGCGTGACCGACGCTGAGGTGGCGCGGATGGTGCGTGGGGGCGCGCTGCGCGGGCTGTCGGTGGGGTATCGCGCGACGTCCGTGCGGCAGGGGGCGTGGCGCGAGGTGCTGCGCGCGACGCTGGCCGAAGTGAGCCTGGTGGCGGTGCCGATGCAGGCGGCGGCGCGGGTGGAGACGGTGATCGAGATCTGAAGAAGCGCGCCCGTGGTGGGTGCAGCTTCCCGGCCCGTGCGGCCGGGGAGGGTTTTCGCGTGGGAGAAGAACATGGGTGAGATGATGGTGGCACGGCCGGTGCTGGATGGCGCGTCGGCGATTCTCGGGGCAGGCCGGGATGCGGCGTTCGGGGCGTTCGTGCGCAGCGGCGCGGTGCTGGAGATGAAGGCGTTTTCCGGCGTGACGGGCGATAGCGGCGGCTATGCCGTGCCCAAGGAACTGGATGCGGTGATCGACGCGACGCTGAAGGCGGCCTCGCCGATCCGCAGCATCGCCAATGTCGTGTCGGTCGGCAGCGCAAGCTATCGCAAGCTGGTGACGACGGGCGGCACGCCGTCGGGCTGGGCGGCCGAGACGGGCGACCGGAGCGACACGGGAACGCCCAGCTTCGTCGAGATCGCGCCGCCGATGGGGGAGCTGTTCGCCAACCCCTCGGCGACGCAGGCGATGCTGGATGACGCGCTTTTCGACGTCGAGGACTGGCTGGCGGGCGAGATCGCGGCGGAGTTCGCCAAGGCGGAAGGCGCGGCGTTCGTGAACGGCAACGGGGTCAACCGGCCCAAGGGCTTCATTCAACAGCCGACCGCCGCGACCGGCGATGCGACGCGGCCGTTCGGCACGGTGCAGCATGTGCTGTCGGGCGCGGCGGGCGATTTCGGCAGCAGTCCGCAGGAGCGGCTGATCGACCTGGTCCAATCGCTGCGCGCGCCGTACCGGCAGGGCGCGGTGTTCGTGATGAACGCGGCGACGCTGGCGCGCATCCGCAAGTTCAAGACCAGCGACGGCGCCTTCGTGTGGCAGCCGAGCCTGGCGGCGGGGCAGCCGGCGACGCTGCTCGGCTATCCGGTGGTCGAGGCGGAGGACATGCCCGACATGGCGGCCAACACGCTGTCGATCGCGTTCGGCAACTTTAAGGCCGGGTATCTCATCGCCGAGCGCAGCGAGACGGCGATCCTGCGCGACCCCTACACCAAGAAGCCGTTTGTCAGCTTCTACGCCACCAAGCGCGTCGGTGGCTGCGTGTCGAACAGCGAGGCGATCAAGGTGATGAAGTTCGCCGCGTCGTGATCCTTTCCCGCCCCTCCCGTTCGCGCGGGAGGGGCGTGTCGTTGCTGAGAGGGAGAGGATGATGACGGTTTCGGGGGTGTCGCCGGCCGCGATCGCCGCGGCGGTGGCGGAAGCGCGCGGCTTTCTGCGGCTGGAGGGGGAGGCGGAACAGGCGCTGCTGGAGCGGCTGGCGGCGAGTGCAATCGCGCTGGCGGAGGCGTTCACCGGCACGTTGCTGGTCGCGCGGACGGTGGAGGATGTGCTGCCGGCCGGGCGCGGCGGCGCCTGGCAGTTGCTGAACGCCGCGCCGGTGCGCGCGATCGGCGGGGTGACGGGGCTGCCGGCGGAGGGCGCGCCGTTCGTGCTGCCGCCGGATGCCTATGCGGTCGATGTTGACGCCGAGGCGCGCGGCTGGGTGCGGGTGATCGCGCCGGGCGCGGCGGGGCGCGTGGCGGTGAGCTATACCGCCGGGCTGGCGGCGGACTGGGCCGCGCTGCCCCCGCCATTGGCGCAGGGCGTCGCGATGCTGATCGCGCATCTGTTCAACGATCGTGAAGCGGGGCGCGCGCCGCCGGCGGCGGTGGCGGCGCTGTGGCGGCCGTATCGGCGGATGCGGCTGATGGCGGAGGCGCGCAATGGATAGCGGCGGTGATCCGGCGACGGCGTTGCAGGCGGCGCTGGTCGCCGTCGTTGGCACTGTCGTGACCACGTTCGATGCGCCGCCGGTACGCGCGGCGCTGCCCCATGCGGTGGTCGAGGATGCGGTGCTGGCGCGCTGGGGCGGGGCGGGGATCGACGGGCGCGACGGGCGGGTGCGCATCGTGCTGCACGATGCCGGCGAGCGGCCGGTGCGGCTGCGCGCGCTGGCGGCGCAGGCGGAAGGCGCAGTGGCTGCGCTGTCGGGTGCGATCGATGGCGGGTGGCGTGTGGTGGCGCTGCGGCTGGTGCGGTCGCGCATGGTGAAAAGCGGGGGCGGCGACCGCTGGACCGCGACGGGCGAGTTCGCGGTGAAACTGTATCGGGAGGATTGAGCATGGCGGTGGAGAAAGGATCGGCCTTTCTGCTGAAGGTCGGCGATGGTGCGGCGACGCCAGCCTTCGCGACGGTGGCGGGGATGCGCACCACGCAGCTGAGCATCAACGGCGAGGCGGTGGTGGTGACCAACAAGGGGTCGGGCGGGTGGCGCGACCTGTTGTCCGGGGCCGGGGTGCGCAGCGTCAGCGTGTCGGCGGCGGGGGTGTTCACCGGATCGGCGGCGGAGACGCGGGTGAAGACCAATGCGCTGGCCGGCACGATCGACGATTACCGGCTGAGTTTCGAAAGCGGCGAAACGCTGACCGGGCGGTTCCTGGTGACTCGGCTGGACTATGCCGGGGATTTCAACGGCGAGCGCAGCTACACCGTGAACCTGGAAAGCTCCGGCCCGGTGGTGGCGGCATGAGCGGGGCGGCTAATCCGGTGAGGGGCGAAGCCACGGTGCGCGTGGCGGGGGAGATGCTGGTGCTGCGGCCGAGCTTTGCTGCGCTGGTGGCGGCGGAGGCGGAAATCGGGCCGCTGTTCGCGATGGTGGAGCGGGCGGCCGAGGGGCGGCTCGCGCTGGGCGAGATGGTGGCGCTGTTTTGGCATTGCCGGCGCGATTGGCCGGCGGGGCTGACGCGCGAGGCGCTGGGCGAAGCGATGGCGGCGGGCGGGCTGACCGCGGCGCTGCCGGCGCTGAAGGTGCTGATCGGGCAGATCGTGGCGGGGCGGTGACCTTCGCCGAGAGCGCAGGGCGGCTGGCTGGCCTCGCGGGAGTGGCGTTCGGCTGGTCGCCCGACGCCTTCTGGCGCGCGACGCCGGCGGAGCTTGGCGCGCTGGTGCGGGCGGTGGCGGGGGACGGCCCCGCCGCGCCGCCC